CTTTGGCAGCAAGTTAAACAGCTTGTCACTGAGAACTATCTTCTCGAACCCTTCTCGCGGAGGTAGTTTGTGTCTAAGTCTGTACCTGTCAATGATAGTTCCGATGTAAGCCTGTGGCATTGCGAGGGCCAGCTCCATTGAGTGTAGGTCTGCACCGTTCTCGTAGAGCTGGTTGATCTCCTTGGGTTCGTAGGTATATTTACGTGGCCTGCCAATGACTACCTTGTCTGGCTCCTTATCGCACAGCTTATGGTCAGTTACGATGCCGGTTGAGTGCAGCTTAATTGCCTCAAGCTCAGCATCTAATCCAAGTATAGACTGGAGGAGCATTACCGCACCTGCTTTAACTTGTTTAACTTCTCTACTGTCAAGGTAACTTCATCCAAGAATTTAGATACCTCCATCTCTAGCATATGGATATAGTCCTCGTCCCTAGCGACCCGCTTACAGAAGAACTCAAGACCCTCATCTGCCCTTGGATCATAACTAAAGTAGTCGCACCAAGCCCTGCCAGTACAAGCCATCTGCCATTGCATCTGGGTTATATACCGAGTCTGTATCTTCTGTGCAATCAGGGTATCGTAGTGTGTCTCCAGATTGGGACATTTAATTTCCAGTTGACCCTCTGTCCCTACTAGCCCGTCAGGACTGGCACCTGAGTTTGGGATGATGGGATGGGCAACGAATCCAACCTCATCTACCATCTCATACCTTGACTGATAGCGAACCCTAGCTTCAGGCTCACGATCAATACCCCACTGCATAGCCGGTGTTACGTAGGCAGAGGTAATCTGCTTGGACAGGCGCTCCGTAACCAGTTGCAGGTGGTACTTAGCACGTCCAGCAGCATAATCCCCAGACTTGGTTTTAGATATGACATCGTAAACCTTACTGGCTGTGACCTTGCCAGCTCTGATTTCAAACCACTCAGCTGTTAACTGTTTCACTTGGCTCTCCCTTTAAGGTTCTCACCATGTACCGCAATTACAGCAACTTTTTCAGGTGAATCTGGAATCTCTTTGTAAACATTACCAAGTTCAGCCCTGCCATTTTTTGCAGCTACTTCCAAGATCTCAAGGATGATCTTCATCTTTTCTTCATCCAGCGGCTTGGGTACAGCCTTCTTCTCTGGTGCTGGTGGCTCAGCTCTAGCACCGTGTCCGTCATCGTCATCCTGATATACGCCCATCATTGCGGACAAGGTGTACCGGCGGAGATAAGAGCAGGCTGATCCTAAGCCTTGGCTATCTGCTTTAGGCATAGGGGAGGATGCTGTATCTTCGATCCACTCGCCAGACTTGTGTATCAACCTGGTTGTAATTCTTAGCTTACCGTCATCACTCTCCGTAATGGACTGGATAAACGCGATCCCGTTATCGTTAAGAGGGTTCTTTACAGCCTCGATTACTGCCGCTAGATTGGCGTAGGTATTCTTTAAGTGCCCGTTAAGTGCGTTCTTGGCAGCAAAAGTAATACTCTGTTGAGCTGCAATTAGTGCTGGTGTTATTGCTGTAATGCTTTCAGACGTTCTCATTTTCCATCTCCTGTTGTTGTTGTTCATCGTGCTGCTGTTGGTAATCTAGTCTATCTTCTGTATCCATATCGCCTCCTTGTGTGACGAGAACATGATAAAGCCCCCTGTTTCACAAAGTCAACAAATATATTTACTGGTTATGAAGATATTTATCTTGACAAAATTCTCAGGCGTGAGTTACCGTGTTTGCGTACTTACAAAGGAGGTGTTTGATGTACTACGAAGCGGAAAGAAGTAACCACATAAACTGTAGTTACCGTAACTGTCCTAACAATGCAATAGTTTCATACGCTACAACCGGCCAGTTGTGCCGTGAGCACTACGATAACCACTGGCAATCAGAAGCACTGAAGTATACCCATAAGATGGGGTTGGATACGCCTGAAAAGCGTATGGCTTATGTTAAGAATTACATTCGAGTCATAATTTCTGGAGTTAAAATGGAGGTTTCAAATGATAAGTGAAGTGTTCGACTACCGTAAATGCTGGACCACAAAAGACGAGTTAGCCTTTATAAGTGGCATTGGTACTTATAACCCAACGCATTCTCTGGTCGCTAAGATGGGTGAGATTGGCTTGCTCAAGGCGTATGGAGAGGCTGCAAAGAATCGGGTTAACTGGGGTGGGATAGATCAAGACATCATTCTGACCTTTGTACGGTCGAGGATCAGGGCGCTGTATGCGAAATAAATGGCGTTCTAGGCTGTCTCATCACGAGTGGTTGATGATATGCCTGGCCGTAGCGCCAGTGCTAGTCATCATTGGAATATTTGGATATCTAATAGGATTGTTACTATAAATTAGGAGAGTGATAATGTATGAAGATGACTTGATAGATATTGAAAAGTTTTTAATGCACTTGCAGTTGATGCACATTGCCTCAATGTTGGGCGCCAGTGGGATGCACAAGTCAAAGAAATCAATTGCTTACCTGAAGCGTATGAAGGAGTTACGACTGACGATAACGGCTTTGATAGAGAAGAATGCAGGAGGTGCTAGGGAGGAGGAGCTTGATAACTGGCGCAAGGAATCCGATGATGGAGCTGATGATGGTGGGGTTAAATGCAAAACTCATCCAGATGCACCGCACTCCTTTCTCAGGAACTCATCGCACAATGCTGGTAGATATGTTTGTGAGTGTGAACATTGGGAGGGATCAGAATGACGACAAGAGAAGAACTGGTGAAGGCGGTTGAGGATGCTTGGGCTGCGTGGGATGCTTGGGACTTTGCTAGTGATGCTGCTTATGCTTCTGCTGCCGATGCTGCTGATGCTGCATTTATTGCTTTAGTTGCTTACGACAAGGAGAACACATGACTGAACTTTTGATGTGGTTAACCCTGACGGTCTGGTTCGAAGGTCGCAATCAGAATGAGGTCTGTATGACCAAGATTGCACAGGTCGCCCTAAACCGGATGGGTCCAGATGGCGATATATCCAAGGTAATATTAGCTCCTTACCAGTTCAGCTGGGTGCCTGAGAAGATGGCTGGTGGGGTAGTGAAGCCGGAGCATCGGCCTAATAAGCAGAGTGAGGCTTGGCTGAAGTCTGAGAGGGCTGCTAAGACTGCGTTGTATGGGGGTGGGGTGTTCGAGGCTACCCACTTCCATGCTACGTGGATAGAAAAGCCTAAGAGTTGGAGCAAACTTAGGCTGCTAACGACCTGTGACCAGCATCACTTTTACGTTTAATGGAGGTTATATGATAAAGAAGACTAGCTTAGTGTTGCTTGTCGCTGTTTTAATTTGCCTTTCTGCACGTGTTATGGCATATAATGCGGAAATCGAGGCGTGCCAATACCCTTGCCTAACGGACACCAAGCCGGTGAAGCCAGCATATGAATTATATGACCAATTCAATACTAAAGTCGAATCATTAGTTGACCAGAATGGTAACAGGGTGCAGGAGTTGTACGACAGATTAGGGATACGGGTATATGAGCGCAAGCGGTAGGCAGGTTGGTGGCACACACTACACACACAAGTCAATACAACCTTGGGATGCTATGAGCGCGTGGATGTCGGATGCAGAGTTTATCGGATACCTTCGCGGCAATGTCATTAAGTATGTTGCTAGGTGCAACGATAAGGGTGGCCTAGAAGATCAGCTAAAAGCATTGCATTACTTACAGAAGTGGATTGAGGTAACGCAAGCTACTGAATCTAAACAGGCTATTGGAAAACCTTAAGAACATTATCTTTAAAAGCCTGAAACTGGATCTCGAAGCACAAGAGATTCCAGGGTGGCACTTACGCTTAGTCAGGTCAAACGCTGGCGATATCAGTGCCTGCTGGACCGAGACAGTTTTAGACGCATTCCCATCCAAACCTATCCTGTTCTACAAGTCAAGTGCAACCGCACCTTGGGGTGCCTTTATGCGCCTTGAGGATATCAATCCTGCGTACTGTCTATATAACGAGTCCGTTATTGTTACGTTCAACACTGCAATTATGGTTATCCGAGAAGATATATGGCGGCCTGCGCCAACTAGGGGGCATTAATGGTTGTATCTGACGAAGACTTTATCAATATATGGCGTGAGTTAGGTGGTGCAAAGGCTGTATCCAAAAGACTACAGATGTCTGAGAGGGCCACACATACAAGGCGGAGGGCAGTCGAGAACAGGACTGGCACCGTGTTGTCGGCAATATCAGGTAAGGTATATGTTTTGCCGGAAGCACCAGGACGTATCAAGATTGATACACTTAATGGCATCCATATAATCGGATCAGA